TGGGCAAACATCGGTGCTAATCAACCCACCTATGATGTTGATCCTTATGCTGTGGAGAATGCTGGTTCTTACAGAGTCAAGCTCACCTCTACCAATGGTGCTCCAGAAGTCATCTCTGCTACCGCTGTAGTAACTACTGCAGAATGATATAGATGAAGTTCGATGAGTTGAACCAGGATAACTGGTTGATGTTTGCTATACGTAATTATAATAACCCGAACTCTGTTACGTTTGACGACTTCAAAAAAGATCTAAATAAGATTAAGTGCGTCAAACGTTTATTTCGTCGTTATGAAATGCACGGTGAGTTGAAGGTTCATCTCATCCTAAACCACATTATCGTCATGTACAATGTATTTGATGATGCTGCTACGCCTCTATTGTTCTATAAGATAGAGGCGAAACACTGGTCCACATTGAAAGCATTCATGTTGGTCCTCAATCGTTTACCTGAAACACTCAACACCGACGTTGATCAAGAATGTCTGAAGAATCTAAATCTACTGTGAATGAAATGATGGCAGGTGATGGTGCTGCTCTGTCAATGCCACCTGCGTTCGTCTTTGTTAACCCAAAGTCTCACCGTAGATATAAGAAAGCAAATCAAGACAAGGTAGACGGTCGCACTAAAGGTGCAAAACAAATGCTCTCTCGTATACAGTCCCGCAAGAAAATGAAAGAAGAACTAGAAGCACAAATTGTAGAAGCAGCTCCTTCCGAAACAGAAAGAGCGCAGAAGCAAATCGGTCAGATGAAAAAACTGAACCGTGCCAAGGATCTACAGAAGAAGCGTGACGAAGCGAAGAAAAAGATGCAGTCCAAGACGAAAGAAATGGACGTTTTGATGAAGGCACGTATGTCTGACTTCAAAAAGAAAGCATCTGATCAGACCAAGAAACTTAAGAAAGAAGAAACTGAAGTGACTAAAGAAATTATGACTGAATCTGCTGCACAAATGGACGCCCTGGACGTTGCACTACAGGTTGCAACCTCCGAACTCAATCCTTCGGGCGAAGCATCCTTTGCCAAGATTACATTTGGTGATGGATCTGAACAGAACCTGGACAATTTTTCAGCGAAGCGTATCGCTGCTTGTTATGCACAGCTGCCTGATGAGCAACAGACCCAGTTCCGCTACATGCTGAACAAGGATGCTGCTACTTATCAGTCTGCCCTTGACTTTGCTATCCGCAACGTCTGATAGGGAAACACCATGGCATTTGGTCTGGGCAAGCTTGCTGTCCTAGAGTCAAAGTTATCTATCTACGAAGATTTATCCAAGGAAATGTTGGATAAACTTGAGAGAGCTGTAGGTACTATCTCTGACAATAGTAACAAGATCGCTATCATTCTCGAACGCCATGAGAATAGACTGGACGAGAGTGAGAGAACTGATGATCTCATCATCAAAATGATTGATGAGTTAAAGCAACAGGAAGAAAAGAATCATCAGATCCTACATGATAGGATCGATCGCATTCAAAAGAAAGTTGATGCCAACCAGAAGTTTGTTGTGGGTGCAGGTGCTGTGCTCGCAACGCTTGTGGCAGTCATGCAAGTGGTCCCACCAATAGTCAGGTTATTGACTCCAGATGCCAATGCTGGTACAATGGGTACAGCAATAATTGGTGTGGTGAATGAGCTACCTGGACAGCAAGTACGTAAGTTTAGTTAGTCCTCAACTCCAGAGATTTGCCAAGAAGAAAGAGCACCTGTATAACTTCAGGTGTCCTTATTGTGGCGACAGTAAAAAGAAGAAGAACCTAGCGCGTGGGTACATCTTCCGTGTAAAAAATGACTATGTGTACAAGTGCCACAACTGTGGTGTGGGTAGGACGTTTACTAACTTCCTGAAGGACCAGAACCCTGGTCTGCACAGTCAATATCTCATGGAGAGATACCGTGATGGTCTTACTGGTAAGGGTACGCAGACACCAGAACCAAAGTTTGATTTCAAAAAACCTGTATTCAAAACATCAACTGGTTTACAGAAGATTTCCGAGCTAAATAACTCTCACCCAGCGCGACAATATCTAGAGCAACGAAAAATTAAAGATCTCGATTACTTCTTATACGCACCTAAATTTAAGGAGTGGACTAACGAACAGACGCCTACATTTGATGACATGAGAGGCGATGGTCCACGTATTATTCTGCCATTGTACACAGCAGATAAAGTAATGTTTGGTTTCCAAGGGAGGTCACTCTCACCTAGAACCAAGTTGCGATACATTACTATCATACTTGACGAATCGCAACCTAAAATCTTTGGTCTTGATAGAATTGATTTTAATGAAAGAGTATACATCACAGAAGGACCCTTTGACAGCACGTTCCTTCGCAATTCGATTGCTATGTGTGGAAGTGACGTTCATGTCCCTGATGGGACTATTGACGATTGCTGCTATGTCTATGATAATGAACCCCGCAACCCACAAATCGTCCAGCGAATCAGCAATTCAATCGATAGAGGCGACTCCGTAGTTATCTGGCCAACGACTGTTAAACAAAAGGACATTAACGACATGTACCTTGCTGGACATGACGTGCAAACTATGGTAGAATCTAATACCTACCGTGGATTAGAAGCGAAACTTAAACTGAACACATGGAAGAAAGTATGAGCATCAACGTAAAGAAGCGAGACGGATCGGTTGAAAGCCTCAACCTTGAGAAGATTCATAAGATGGTGGAAGAGGCATGTAAAGGTCTCGGTGGGGTGTCTGCTAGTCAGGTAGAGATGAACTCTGGCATCCAGTTCTTTGATGGTATCACCACTGAACAGATCCAAGAGATTCTTGTGCGTTCTGCTAGTGACTTGATCGACCTGGATCATCCTAACTATCAGTTTGTTGCTGCTCGTTTGCTTCTGTTCTCCCTACGCAAGGAAGCATTCCATAAGAACATCTGGAAGGAAGGTATGCCTTCGGTGTTTGATGTTGCTGCCTATAATGCTACAGTTAATAAAGTATATGACGAAGAAATCCTAGATAAGTATAGCGATGAAGATTGGATCAAGGTCAATTCCTGGATTGATCATGATCGTGACTACTTGTTTACTTACGCTGGTCTTCGTCAGGTCACCGATAAGTACCTTGTGCAAGATAGAAGTAGTGGTGAAGTCTATGAGACTCCACAATACATGTACATGCTTATTGCACTGACTCTATTCGCTGAATATCCATTAGCAACTAGACTCGATTATGTCAGAAGATACTACGACGCAATCAGCAAGCACAAAATCAACATTCCCACACCTATCATGGCAGGAGTGCGAACTCCACTTCGACAATTTGCTAGCTGTGTTCTTGTTGATTCTGATGACACCCTCGATAGCATCTTTAGTTCTGATATGGCTATCGGCAGATATGTTGCACAAAGGGCGGGCATCGGTATCAACGCAGGCAGAATCCGTGGCGTCAACAGTAAGATCCGAGGTGGAGAAGTCGCGCACACGGGTGTTATTCCATTCCTCAAAAAGTTTGAGAGCACTGTCCGATGCTGCACTCAAAATGGCATTCGAGGTGGAAGCGCGACTGTCCACTTCCCAATCTGGCACCAAGAAATCGAAGACATCATTGTCCTAAAGAATAATAAAGGAACGCAGGACAATCGTGTTCGTAAACTAGACTACAGTATCCAGATTAGTAAACTGTTCTATGAACGTTTCATCCAAGACGGAGAGATCAGTCTCTTCTCACCTCACGATGTACCAGGTCTTTATGATGCTTTTGGTACTCCTGGGTTTGATGATCTCTATACAAGTTATGAATCTGATGGATCTATTCCACGCAAAACTATCGGTGCTCAAGAACTTATTCTTGATCTCTTGAAGGAGCGAGCAGAGACTGGTCGTGTTTACCTCATGAACATTGACCACTGCAACAGTCATAGTTCTTTCCTGGACAAGGTTAACATGTCTAACCTGTGTCAGGAGATCACTCTACCAACTGACCCCATCCAGCATATCGATGGCGAGGGTGAGATTGCTCTGTGTATTCTGTCTGCTATCAACGTAGGTAAACTGAAGACACTGGATGACATTGAACCCCTTTGTGATCTTGCTGTTCGTGGTCTGGAAGAACTGATCGACTACCAGGAGTACCCTGTCAAAGCGGCGAGAGAGTCCACACTCAATCGTAGGTCACTGGGCATCGGATACATCGGTCTAGCGCACTTCCTGGCGAAGCAGGGGCACTCTTACGACTCTCCTGAAGCAGTGAAAGCAGTCCATGATCTGACGGAAGCATTCCAGTATTATCTTCTGAAGTCTTCTAACCAGATTGCTAAAGAGAAAGGTGCGTGTGGATACTTTGATCGTACCAAGTATTCTCATGGCATTCTTCCTATCGATACATATAAAAAGGACGTTGACGAACTAGTACCACATGACCTTTCACTTGATTGGGGAACTCTACGGGAAGCGATCAGACAGCATGGACTACGACATTCAACACTGTCTGCTCAAATGCCATCAGAGAGCAGTTCCGTTGTGTCAAACGCAACAAATGGAATCGAGCCACCTAGAGGGTATCTGTCCGTTAAGAAGAGCAAGAAGGGACCGCTTAAACAGATCGTACCGCAATACCAGACTCTTAAGAACAATTATACCCTTCTGTGGGATATGCCTAACAACACTGGGTATATTAATATTGTTGCTGTGATGCAGAAGTTCTTTGACCAGGCAATTTCTGGTAACTGGAGCTACAATCCACTGAATTACCCCAACAATGAGATCCCAGTTTCGGTCATGGCACAGGATTTCTTGACTACATACAAGTACGGTTGGAAAACTTCATACTATCAAAACACCTATGATGTAAAAGAAGACGACGACAAAGAAGAAGAGAAGAAACAGAGCATCGAAGACCTGCTTACCCAAATTCTAGAAACCGAGGAAGAAGATTGTGACAGTTGCAAAATTTAGAGTCAACGACGACATGCCAAAGAAATCTGTAGACGGCATGACTGTATTCAATACCAATACAGTCAATGCATTGAAGCAACCAATGTTTTTTGGTGCCCCTCTAGGAGTACAACGTTATGATCAATTCAAGTATCCTATCTTTGAGAAACTTACTCAACAGCAACTGGGATACTTCTGGAGACCAGAAGAAGTATCACTTCAGAAGGACCGTGCTGACTACCAGACGCTTCGTCCAGAGCAGAAGCATATCTTCACCTCCAATCTTAAGTACCAGATCCTCTTGGATTCTGTACAAGGGCGTGGTCCTGGGATGGCTTTTAGCCCTTACTGTTCACTACCCGAGCTTGAGGGTGCCATGAACATCTGGCAGACTATGGAGATGATTCATAGTCGCTCCTACACATACATCATTAAGAATGTGTACCCAGATCCTACAGAAGTTCTTGACACTATCATCGACGATGAGAAGATCATTGAACGTGCTGCTAGTGTCACCAAGGCATACGATGACTTCATCAATGCTGCACAGGAGTATGGCACTGGTAACTGGTGGAAGGAAGACTGGAAAGATTCTCCTAGTGCTGAATGGACACTGCGTGACCTGAAGCGTAGACTCTATCGTGCAGTCATGAACGTGTACATCCTTGAGGGTATTCGTTTCTATGTTTCGTTCGCTTGCTCCTTTGCTTTCGGTGAACTCAAAGTCATGGAAGGCAATGCAAAGATCATCGGTCTGATTGCTCGTGATGAGTCACAGCACATGACCATCACCATGAACATGATCAAGAACTGGCAGAAGGGTGATGACCCTGACATGCTGAAGATCATTGAGGAAGAAGAGCAGAACGTTGTCCAGATGTTCCGTGACTGTGTAGAGGAAGAGAAGAACTGGGCAGAGTATCTGTTCAGAGACGGTAGCATGATTGGTTTGAATGACAAACTACTCAAGAATTATGTTGAGTGGGTTGCAAATCGTCGCATGAAGTCTATCAACATGAAGCCTGTCTTCAGTCAACCTATCTCTAACAATCCTCTCCCTTGGACAGAGCACTGGTTGAACTCCAAGACCATGCAGGTGGCACCACAGGAGACAGAGGTTGAGTCCTATGTTATTGGTGGTCTCAAGCAAGACGTTGGTGAAAAGACATTCTCTGGATTTAAACTATGACAAAAGAATGGTGCGCGGTTCATCACAAGAGTGATCCGCCCCAGTCACCATTTGCACCCCAGTGGGACTTTACTATTGGCGAAAAGCAAATTGATATTGACTGTGAAGAACTAACTAAAATTATTCTACAGAAAGAAGAAGAGATCAAATCCCAGTTTCCCGCCAGTAGTGACGGGAACACTGGTCTTGGTCCTAATAGTCTTACCTCTAGGTTCAGGCATTTTAATGTCTTGACCTGGGGGTTTCCTGCTACAGATCAGTTACATCAGGAGATCAAAAAGTTTCACCGACAATACTACCAAAGTATGTTCGGTGTATTCAAAGCTCCACCCAAGGTACGCATTAGATGCTGGGCAAATGTATTGAGGAAAGGAGAGAGGATCAAACAACATTGGCACTCTGTCCACCCACATACATACTTGGGAGGGCATCTAACTGTTGCCGCTGTAGACACCAAGACTATCTACACTCATCCATATGATAACATTGGTAGGAACTATGAGGCAGAGAATGTGCCAGGTAAACTGACACTATTCCCTAACTATCTTCCTCACTATACTACAGTTAATCAACAGGATAGTCCTAGAATTACTATTGCCTTTGATCTTACACAATTGGCTAACATCTTTACAGATGATGATGACCATACGCTTATACAATTATGAATCCTGATACTCCACTGCCTAAACCTATGCAGGCAGATCCAAAACAACCCAAGGCAGTCCAGAAGTATCTGGAAGTCATGAAACAAATTGATCGTAACGAACAGTATACGATCTATTGGTGGACCAGGATGAATGACGAGGAGCTAATGAAAGTTATGCAGAAGTTCTGCTGGGACAATAGTATTGACTACAACACTGTCAACTGGGGTAAGTTCTTGCGTGGTGAGAACATCCCTGGATATTGGGAGAACCAATCAGAGACATGAACATATTCTACAGGTGGTTACATGACAAAAGAACTTCCCGAATGGAAAAGGAGAGCACTATCGGATCCAAGCGTGAACGAAAAACAAGCGAAGATCATAATGGAGGGACCAAAGTGTCTGACCGACGCATGGTTCCTACAAGCAATGCGGTACAAATACCAGATCCGTGGTTATGAAAACTAGTAGTGCCAAAGCAAAGGGTAGGAACCTACAGAAGTGGGTTCGCCAGAAACTCATTGAGATGTTAGATGTTCACCCAGAGGACATTGAGTCTCGTAGCATGGGTGCTGGTGGTGAAGATCTTATCATGGCACGAGCAGCTAGACAAAAGTTCCCTCACTCGATAGAATGTAAGAACGTTGAGCGTCTCAATGTTTGGGACGCATACGAACAGGCATGTGAAAATTCTGGTGACTATGAACCTATCGTAGTCATGAAGAAGAACAGAAAGAAACCACTGATTGTGGTGGATGCTGAATATTTCATTGGTCTGTTCGAGAACAACAAATAAATATTTCATTGTGGTTTTTAATTATGCCAAGAGGAAGACTACTCAAGGTTGATGCACTGTCTCGTGTTCTTAAATTAAAAAAAGAAATCGGAGATGGTATGTATGACCACAAGAATGATGATTGGCGTTCAGGTGCTGATCACATGTTGAACCGTATGCTAGACATCCTCAATGAGTATTCTAACTGAAGAGCAAGAAAAAGAGCTTCGTGCTAGAATGATAAGAGCAAAAGTCGATATCCTTATGGAAGAACCTTGCCCTATCTACGAAGCGACAGAAGAAGACTGGGAAGACTTCTGGTACAACGAAGATAAATAAAAATCATTGAGGTATATTATGTTTAAGTATATTTTGTCAGGTCTGCTCTTCGGAGCAGCACATGGTATGACTGTGCCTGTAGCGGCGGAACCCACCAAGGGTTACCACACTATGGATTCTATGGGATGCATGATGCTACTAGAGTGTACCGACAATGTTAAACGAATCACAAGTATTCAAGATATTATCGATCGCTATCCCGACAGTGATTATGATGCTGTTGCTCGTGAGTTTAATGACATCATCGCCTCTTTTAATAGGGTCGGAGTTAAGGTCTTTCTAGCAGATACAAAATACTTTCCACCAGGACACCGAGGTGTCTATCATACTGTAGGTAATAACTTCTTCTTGAATGATGCTTTCATGCATCGTCAAAGCACACTTATGAGTGTCACTAGACATGAAGGGTGGCACGCTGCACAGGATTGCATGGCGGGTACTATCAAGAATAGTATGATCGCTATTATCAAACCTGAAGAGGCAGTTCCTACGATCTGGCGCACACTTGCTGAACGTACCTATCCTAAAAATGCAGTGCCTTGGGAAGCAGAAGCATCCTGGGCAGGTCGCACTGAAGGTATGACTGCTAAAGCATTGGATGCCTGTGCTACTGGTGAGATGTGGAAAGTGTATCCACCCACACCACTGACAGGGCAATGGCTAAAAGAAAATGGTTACCTTGCAGACTAAATAAAAGTGCCTCAACTATTCCAGACATGGCAGAAACTCCTGTAAAGGAAGTGCCAGAGAAGAAGGAAAAGTTTGAATGGGCAGACGAAGGTCTGTCTGCATTGGTGCGTGTTATTATTCTTGGGTGGTCAGCAGCAATTCTTACACTTAATTATGTAACTGTTCCTGGCATTCCACAACGACAAATCGATCCGACATTTATAGCCAGCGTCTTCACAACGACTTTAGCTACGTTCGGAGTCCAAGCGTCTAAAAAGAAAGACGAAGATAAAGATAAAAAAGGTGAGGAAAAGAAAGATGCGAAAGGTGATTGATGCAGTGGCACTACTATCGGGACTAGTATCCCTCACGCTAGTAGGAACCACTGCTTATGTGTACTTGAATAGAGATTCGATTACTGAAGCTGCCATTGAGAAAGTCTCGAAGGCAGCGACTGATGCAGTGACTAAAGCACTGCCTGGTATTGTAGACAAAGCAATGCCTGAAGTAGAGAAACTTCCAAGTGCAACAGGTGGTGCTATCCCTCTACCCTGATGGATATCCCACAGATTACAACAGATAGCATTAGGATTCGTGACCTTGACATCGGTCCAATTAACATTTGGACTGCTCCAGAGGCACGAATCCCTAGTGTTCCTCCTATCTATCCAGTCACTAACATGATTGGTGTCCCTGTCGTGGACATGCCTGGCTGTGTGGAGGCACATGAACGTGATGACAACAATCAATTAGAGATTGACGATCCGAAAGGTGTAAAGGTGTACTGTGATGCAGGCACACCATCGTTCACTCCTATGGATTATAATAAGAACAAGTTGAAGCTTGAGCGTGAGACTCCAGTGCCACCTATTGGCAGTCCTCCAGAGCAGAAGACGCCAGAACCAGCAGCGACACCAAAGAAGACACCAGAAACAAATAAAGAAGTACCAAAGATAGAGTGTCCCACAAAGAAACAGGCGGCAGAAGAACCTGTCGGGCACATCTTCGATAGTGGTAGGAAAGAAATTACTGGATATAAACTAGTCGGCAATCAATGTATTCGTGAGGTACGTGATGTACCTATCATTGAACAAGCCATAAATGGATTACCCCCAGCGGGGACCGTAATCACCACTGGGGGTATTGCTGTAGTTGCTACTACATCTGCACTGATTGCTAAACCATTTGCTGACATCTTACTGAAGGTTATTAAACCTACAGTGAAGAAAGTCTTGAAGAAGGTTGCTACAATCAGGGGGAAACAAATGAAGATCTTGTCTGTAAAGGAGCGCCGAGAAGAGCAGCGGGATCGGAATCAAGCGATTGCAAAGCTTCGCGCTGTGAAGGCGAAGACGAAGAAGTAGAAGGGATCTTGTGTACGTGTGGAACCATGAAGTTCACACCAGATACTTGCACATCCTCACACACTTTGGCGTACCTAGTACCAGGAGCGAAGCGAATTCCCTCCTTTAATAACTGTCCACAATTTTTGAGCCTAGCGATCTCAAAATCTAATCTTTTATTAGCAGCGAGTTGTTGATTCAATTCGATCTGTGTTGCTGCTGCTTTCTTACATAGATCCTGTAGGTTTTTATCTGTTGGTGTACTCCATGTCATAGAGAAACCAAGACCTAAACTGTAGTTATCTTTCTGTCCAGTTCTAGTTTTTTTGTGGAAAAGAATGCGGCCAGGATTATCAATAATTCCGTCCCCAATTGCGTTTCCTTCGTCATCGAAGGCACCATTGTTATCACTGATATCATATACAGGATCATCATAATATGGCTCCCAAGGTTTGGAAGCTGATGCAGTCCCTGTTACATAGGGAGTAAAGTTTCTGGTGGGTCCTTGACATTGAATACCACCACCATAAGTGTTGGTAATGTAAGGACCTTGTAATACTTGAATTGCCTGATTAGTTACCGAGCCAGAGCTATTAGCGATTGGAGATGCTGTTGCACTCACACCGCCCACAGTTTCTGCACGAGCAGGGATTACACTTGCAAGTTGAGTTAGACATAGGATTACTGGGAGAAAATACTTGTTGTGTCGGTTACGCTTGTAACCTCTGTTGTTCTTTGGATAATCGTGTGATTTTGGAGTCCTGGTCCTGAATACGTTTCCGTAAACTGGAACGCTGCCCCTGGTGTTGTTTGTGTGAAAGTTGGTTTTGAACCCACGCCAGTCCATGTTGAATTCACTCCTTCAATTGATACAGAATTACTAGAAGTGCCAGGGGAAAGATTTCCACTAGCAGTTACGCCAGATCCAGTAGCAGAATATTGATATCCTGTACTATAATCCATGCTATTAATCGTCTCGGTTATTGTCTGTGTTGTCTCTGTGTGGCTCGTCATTGAGCCCTGTGTGAAGTTTGGGACAACGGGGACTGCCTGGGCGGTGGCACCTGTAAGCAGGATTACCACCGCACTCGTCGCAATATTCCAATAGGTCGATCCAGAAATCGTCATTACGAACGTCCTCAATCAATTACAGTGACCTCGGAGACAAATTGACCCACGGCACTTGTGCCAGCTCCACCAGCAGTTACGGTTAGTACACCTGCACTTGTTACAGTACCAGCAAGATCGCCAGCAGTTCCAGCTGTGTAAGAAGTAACCGAACCGAAGTTAGGAATCTGACCTACAGTAGCTGCACTAGTTGGAAGTGCATCACCTTGTGTATAAGATTGACTGAAACTAAATGCTGCCCCAGCGGTGTCTTGTGTTGCTGCAATAGTTCCTGGAGAATATACACCAGAGGTGATAGTACCAGCAGAAACTGTGTTTGCAGTCGAACCGTCCGTAGTATCAATATTTGAGCCAGAGATACTGAAGCTCGAACCGATTCTCGTGGCAGTAGAACGCGCTGCGTCTACGTTAAGTTGAACACTAGAAGAGTGTTTAGTAACAAGTCCACCAGCCATAGCAGGTGATGTCATCAGAAGCATTCCAAAAGCTGCAATTGCTTTTTTCATTTGATCTAAATTTTACCACTCAACTATTTAGCTTGACAGCTCATGTCTGATGTGATACAATTATGACCAGTTGCTACTCAACTATGTCTGAAGACTGGCGCTACAGTGATGACCGTATGGATGCCCGTGCTAGGGTCTATGCTATCCTGCTCAAGAAATTTGGATCCGAGCTCAACCCAGATGGATCCCCTGTTCATAGTCAGAAAGGTATCATGGAGTGCTGTCATGACTGGGTGTCGCAAGGCAACGTGAGGTCAGATGGCATTGTGGCATACTACAAGGCATATTATGCACCAAAGACCCTTGACGCTGCATAAATAATCTGGTAACATGAATTCGTTATCGCTTCACACATGACGTATCCCGCTCCCTCTTACCTAGAAGACGATCCCTGGTTCGGACCTGCCTACTACAGTGAGAAGCAGGAGATTCTAAAAGCAAAACACGATCTCTGTGTAGCAGAAGAACTGCTGCTAGCAGAAGAAACCACTGGTGTTCCTTCTGACATTCACGAAAGAATGTATCAGATTGCCACTGGTGGTGGTAAAACTACTACTCAACTAGACCCCATGCCACAACTTGGTGGTGGATCAGAACAGATTCAATCTGGTCCTGGTGGTTGGATGTCTGGTACAGGATTCCAAAGAGTCACTGGTTGACAAACCTCCGACACTATGCTATAGTGTCTTTCATGTCTTGGTAGCTCAGCTGGATAGAGCAACTGTCTTCTAAACAGTCGGTCGCAGGTTCGAGTCCTGCCCAAGACGCCTCGGGAGATTGGCGCAGCGGTAGCGCGTCTCGTTTACACCGAGCAGGTCACTGGTTCGATCCCAGTATCTCCCATTGTGTTAAATCCTCATGAAAAAGAAACTTAAAAGACTTTTGCAGAAACCATTGCGCTTTCACCATCAGGATATACACGAAGAGTTAGCACTAATTAGAGTGGCGCTAGACAATGTTAAGTATCAGATGCAAGAATTGCGGGAAAGTATTAGAGAGTCATCCCTCCAAGACCAGGTGCTGCGGGTGCCCGAACCTTACGAGCATCCGTGGGACCAACATATCAGGGAAGGATCTGTCTCTGGTAGAGATTCTAACGAGTCCCCAGAAGCACAAGTCTACTCCGAATCTATCACCACAAGACTTGGTTTTTCAGGAGGAGAGGCGACAACGCAAGGTCCGACGAATTGACTTTGAGGAGCGTTGACTCCTTTAACGGGGTGTAGCTTAGCTTGGTAGAGCGCCCGCTTTGGGAGCGGGAGGTCGTAGGTTCAAATCCTATCACCCCGATTGGTACATCTATACCAACAATATTACAATGAAAATTTTTCTAGACACAGCAGACTTCGGTGCCATTCTTGAGAGATCTCGTACTGGTATCATCGCAGGCGTAACAACTAATCCTACACTTGTTCGTAAGCAAGGTGTGCCCTACCGAGATCTTATTGCACAGTTGTGTGATGAGTCCTTTGGGTTTGAATCTGTATCAGCAGAAGTCAATGGACATACAGCAGAAGAACTCCTAGAGGATGCCGAGAACTACATCGGTCTGGGTGAAGCAGTGACTATCAAACTTCCCCTTCACAAAGAGGGTCTGATTGCCTGCAAGGAACTCTCTGGTCGTGGCGTCAAGACTAATGTGACCCTGTGCTTCTCTGCTGCTCAAGCAGCGGTGACCGCTTTGTCAGGTGCCACATACATCTCCCCATTTGTGGGTCGGATGAACGATAATAGTTGCAGTGGCGTCGAACTGGTTCGTGCTATCTCTGGTCTTTACTGCACACAGGCACAGAAGACCCAGATTCTCGCTGCTTCTCTTCGTGATGTTCATCACGTTGCTCGCTGTCTCTTGTACGGTGCTCACGTAGTCACTCTACCTGTGTCAGTGTTTGATAAAATGTACAACCACGTTCTGACCGACGCTGGTCTAAATATTTTTGAACAGGATTTCGCCCAACTTTCTAAATGACCTTCACCATCTATTCAAAGCACGGTTGCCGCTATTGTGAGCAGATCAGATTGCTTTTTGAATTGAATGAGTTCAAGTTTGTAGAGTATCGTTTAGGTAGAGACTTCACTGGTGCTGATTTCTATAGTTTGTTTGGGGAGGGAACAACTTTCCCACAAGTTCTTATGGACAAGAAGCACCTAGGTGGATGTACAGATACTATCAAGTATCTTCAAGAACAAAATATTTGTTGCAACGTATGAAACAAGTAGAAGAAATGCGTGAGGTTACCGAAGAAGAGTTCCAAGCTAACTTCGATAACTACATGGATCTGATTGAGAATCAGGGCGAGCACTTCCTAGTACGTCGCCCTGATGGCAGTGCAGTCATCGCAGCACCGATCACAGAAGAGATCGAACCACTGCTTGACATTATGCCTGACTTGCCCTATGATGATGACGTTCCTGGAGATCCCTCCTACTAATGAAAATCCTTCTTGAGCGTTTCCCCTACCGCTACGTCGAGTGTGGTACACTGGAAACCAACGGGATGCCTGACTTTCGTATTCAAAAAGCACACGAGTACACCAAGCGGTACTCTGACATGTACCTCTGTGACAATGCCATGCAGATGACTATTGCCATGGAGGACTTCGAGTATACGAAGTGGTTGGATCCCGAAACTGTCCCTTGTTACATCAAAGATAATGTCTCGTCTCGCTGAAGCAAAAGAACTAGTGCGCCAGGAACTGCTGGAAGCACTGCAGAACAAGAGTGGTGACTCTGTTCGCGATCTCTTTGAGATCTATGACAAACTGCGTACCATGGAACCCATGGAAACTGGTATGGTTATTAACTTTCCCAGTGAGTACCCATCCTACGATGAGTCTAGTTACAACTTCCAGTTGCAGTCCGACTATCTGAATGCTACTAATGTAGAAACCTTTGGTGCAGCAGCTGCTGGTCCTGTTAACATTCCCTTCGGTGGTATCGGTGAGGATGTGCTAGACTTTGGTGGTGATACCGTCATCTCTGGTGCAGAAGGTACGGATACCATCACCTTCAATGATCCTTATCAAGTCAAGGATGATGAAGATGGTAACGATACCATTAGTCTTGGATAGACTCTAAACCTACCCTGGTGGAGTCATTATGACCCACGTCTCGGGACGACGCTAAAAGCGCCCTGGTCGGGATGGGTCCCAGACCCCTCGGGTTTCTTGCTTCTCCTCAAAAGCAAGTGGTGCGGGTGATTGTTGCCGCCTGGTTTCTTGTTTCCAGTGAAAGAACAAGTGGCGAGCCTAGGGAGAAGTAACGCTCTCCCACCCTGCGGATGTAGTTCAGCGGTAGAACGCTATCCTTCCAAGTTAGATGTCGTCGGTTCGATTCCGATCATCCGCT